ACTAACACCAAATTTTTGCATCTCATCTTCATTTCCTCCAAATTGAATAAATCCATCTCCATTAATTCTTATATCACCACTTAATGTTGTTGTTCCACTTGTATTCCAAAAGTTACCACCACCACCAACACTATCTTTATATTGAAAAACTCTTGTTCCATTCCTATAAGCATAAACACTATCATTGCTACGTTTTAACGAATCAATTTTTAGGTTGATTCTGTTACTTAAACTTGTTGTATCAGATGAACCACTTGTTATTGCCGTCCAAATTAATGTTTTTGGATTGTAAGCGTAAAACCTAGCATTGCAACTATCGTAAGCTATTGCACCGCTCTTATTTACTTTTACAACACTTTTTAAAGTTGGTACGCCACAAACCGTTGGAATCTGCAAAGTAGAATCAAAAACCATTCTATTCGCACGATAGCCATATTGTGGCATTTCTTGATAAACTTGCGCGTTTACTTTTGCGCTAATAAAAACTAACAAAATTAAAATTACTTTTCTCATATTGGGAAATCACAATTATTAAATTCAGATACCGTTGTTAAATTAAATGTTACCGTTACGCCACTCAAATAATCTTCAAACTTTTCACTTATTGCCGTCCAACTTATTGAAGTATCAATACTTATTGTTTTATCCTGTCTCAAAGCCATAACGATATCGTTTGCCACTCCGTGCATATTGCCTACAACCTCCGTTTCAAATTCACTTTCAACTCCAGATTTATCAATAAACCAAAATTGTATTTGATAAATTAATTCACGACCAACGTTAAAATTTCCTGTGTCCATTACATAGGATGCAACAGGTAGCAACGGTTGACTATTCCAACCCAACCACTCGACGGGGCTTGCAAACCTCGTTTCTTTTATCATTGGATGGCTTTGAAGTAGCGCCTGTATTTTTGTTACTATTTGATTGTAGGTCATTTTTCTTTTTTACTTTTTCTATAAATTCTAATTTATAGCCTTTGCTCATATTTTATCGGTATAAAAATGTAAATAATTCTCCAGCTATTGCAACATCCCCTGTTGGCATTGTTATTACATTGCCGTTTATTTGAATTTTCCCTGTGTCGCTTGTTGGTCCGTTTACAATTACTTTGCTTAATCCCGATCGTGTAGCAACTAAAGTAGTACGTCCATACAAATCATTAACGTTAAATGTAGTTTCATTACCAACGGCTGTATAGTACGCAATCTGTGGAACTGCGTAACTACTTGAACCATTAACCCATCGTGGCGTATTTGGTACGTAATCGCGCCCTAAATAGATTGGCGATGTGTAAGCCTTCGCCTCTGGAAAAATAGTATCTATTGCGCTACCATGATTTAAATACTCATAATACAAAGTATAATTTTCTTGCAAATATTTAATCATTCGAGTTAAATAAAACTCTGCCATTGATTTATACTTTTGCTCGATCAACTCCATATCTCCACGCGAAGGCGTGTTGGTTTCTTCAGCGGTCTTTTGCAAAAATCCTTTACTAAATAATTGAAAGCCCATAATCATAGGTAGCAATGACATTGTAAACCAAACAAGCGCATCGGTTACATAATAATCTAACAAAGTTTTTTCATCATTTGTTAAATTATCAGCTACAACCCCATCTTGCAAACGTTGATATAATTTACTACCAAGCGCGGGTTGAATGTACATATCTCCAGCGACTTTAACCATTGGGAAAATTTGTTTTCCGTCAATGTTATTACTTGCGCCCGTGCGGTCTTTAAAAAGTTGTTCGGTTATGAAAAGTATGTTTTTGCTCATTATTTTGCTACCATTAATTTAGATGACCATTTATGCCTACATGAATAACTATCTCCATACCAACCACCGCGACGCTCCCAAACTGAATAACCCAATCTTTCGCTTAATGTTTCAATATCTGACCTGCTCCAAGATTTACCAGCGTTTGACATTTCGCGCATCTTAACGCAAAATCTTCTACTCGTTACTAAATCGCTATCGTCAAATCCTGTTATCCAATCGTACTTGTATCGTATAAATAATTTTGTTGTTTTTGGCTCGCCCCCTAATTCGCTAACAGGTTTTAAAACTTTATATTTTGGCGTTTCATTTACTTTGGATTCACTTACAGAAACTATTTTTTTTTTAACAAAATCACTTATTATTTCTTCAACTAAAGATGTGTCAATTTTTAAAGTTTTCCCAATAATTAAAGGCGTTATGTTTTTATCTTTTGTAATCAAATCTAAAACACTCGCCTGTGTTTGTGTCAAATCTTCAGCAAAATTAATTTTATCATATCCAACTTCATCATAATCGTAAGTTCCGCAACTTTCAAAATATTCAATCATTCGCTCATCTTCGCTCATTGAAAACTTTTGCATTTCGTCGTCGGTCAATGGATTATCGTCTAATCCTAAAAAAGTATTTACATCAGCATCACTAAAACCAAAACCATTTTTAAGCATTAACCCCGCTTGTTCCTTTGATAGTTTGCCGTTCCCAAACTGCCTAACAATTCGCATTACGTTTTGATATTGTCGACCGCTTAAATTTTTAATTGCGTCGTTTGATGCTGGTAATTCTATTGCTTGTTGAACGGGTTGATCTACTACTGCCGTTGCTCCGTCCGATGTAACCTGACCAACTTGTAAAGGCTCGCGTCCCATCAACTCTCTAATTTCATTTTGCGTTAAATTAGCCACCATGATATCCTCTGTAAATTCAAACTTTAATGGCTCTAATGGTACGATATTAAATTCCCCAGCCTCACCTTTTAAGTTTCTAAAATCAGTAAAAACTTGGTTAAATTCCTCTTGCCTTTCTTGAACGTAAGTATTATTAAATATTTCATAAGCATCACGGATTTCAGTACGTCCGCCCAATTGCCCCTCTGTTTTAATTCCAAATAATGATGGCGATGTAATTTGGTGCGATGCAAATATTTCTTGTTGTATTAAGTTATTGATATTTGTAAAATCTTCTTTAGTTAACATCGTTGTACCTAGATTCTGGATATCTGCACTATTCTCTTTGGACTTGTTAAACATTATTACAACACGCTTACCGCTATCACCTGTAAATTTCTTTAATAAACCCTTTTCAACTTCGCCTTTATGTTCTTCGTTAATCGGATCGCCATTATTTAAATTTATTAAAGTACTACCGACAAACCCCTGTTTTGCATTGCCTAAAATATGGCGCGACACTTCAATGTCGGATTCAATATAATTAAGCCCCTGAAAATAAGACGGCAACGGGTAAATTTCGCTCGTTGGGTTGTATTCACGTTTGTAATAAATTTGGCTTCCAGTTGGATTCTGTGTGCTAAATTGTGGATATTCTCTCGGCTTTTCTTTCCAATCTAACCAATCGTTTTTTATGTAAAAACAACTTAAATCTTTTGCAACCCTAACCTTTGAAAAATCAATATGGTAAACCTCGCTTATTTGCCCAATTCGATTCCATATAACCTGTAAATAATAACCTCTAAAAAGTTCGTCATCTTTAACACATTTCTTTAAAATGTCGTTCCAACTTTCGCCCCTACTATTTGCTTTGCCCTTTTCCTCAAAACCACGACCAAAAATGTATGTTGATTTTCCTTTTACAATTGCCCCGTGTTTTGGCGATTCGTTATAAAGCGAAAGTAAATACTCTGGATAATTATTCATTTCGCCAAACTCAACATAACCTTTATTTTTCTTTTCAGTAAATACAGGTTGCAAAGCGCGATCAAATTGTAAAACGATATGTTTGTATTGATTATCCATTGTATGTTACAAATGTGTTTGATTGGTCGTTATATTCTGTTGGTGCAAATGTTGTTGATGGATGCAAATACATATACCCCTTCTCAACGTTATTTAAACCGATTATATTCGTGTTTGTGCTACTTGCTTGTTCATATACATTATAAGTCCATAAACCCTCTTCACTTGTCGCAAAACGCGTATTAGTAACCAAAGAAAATTTATTGTATCGCAAAGTAGTTGAAGTATTAGTTGCTACAAATTTAACCACATCTTGCGTAATTCTATTCGTAAATACAAATAAAAAATAAGGATTAGTTAAAACGCAATTTTGCGAAGCATTAAAAAAAACCATTTGCGTTTGTCCTTTTGTTAAATGTATCATTTTTGTCAGGTTAAACCTTGCATTTAAGATATAAAAAAACCCACCGAAACGCTCGGTAACGGTGGGCTAGTTTTTCAATGGGTTAAATATTATGTGCCTGGAGTTTCTAATGCAGACGCAACGCCTGAAGAAACTACCAAAAAGTCGTCTGCTTCCTGTGATGAAAACGAAAGTTGATAACCATTTCTATCGCCCAAAGCCGTACCACTACCACCTTCCGCAGTATCTAAAAACAAACCAAATCCAGCGCCATACATTCTATAAGTTCCGTCCATATCTTTAGTTACAACCGTAACACGATTTTTAGCTAAAGTATTTATTATGTTTCTAGTTGTTGCGCTTCTTGAGTTTAAAGGGAACGAAACCATGTGTGTATAAAACAAAGTTCCATTTTCTGAAGATGCAGTAATGTTATTTGAAGCCATTGCCGTTGCTCTTGGTACTTCAAATTTATAAAACTTTTTCCCTGTATCTTTTGTCATTGCTGTAACCGTTCCTGAAACTTGAGTAATACGTGTTACTCCAGACGCATCGTAAAGCGCTGAATTTTCAATTAAGTAAATTGCATCAATGCCACCGATTGAATCTCTACAATCTATCGCATATCCAGCTGTAATGTCGCAAGGCATAATTTTAAGTTTTAAAAAAAATGGTGGTGTTTATTTCACCACCATTTTTGTAATTAATATTGTTATTAGATTCCTGATTTAAACTTCACACATTCGTTTGTGAAACCTACATTTACACCTACTTTAAAAGAAACCTTTGTGCGGATTTCATCGTTATCTTCTGAATACCAAACACGATAATTTGATTCTTCGTTTTCTAAATCAACAGCTAAAGCCATATTTGAAAGTGAAATTGCGTAAGAATCGCCTGTTGTATTCAAACCATTTACAGGCACAACCTCGATATTTGTTGCTGGTAAGATAAAAGATTGAGCGTTTACATCCTGTGGATTGTAGCTAAACATATTTAATGCTCTGTAAGCCAAGATTAACAAACGATACCAATCGTAACCAACAAATATTTTAACATCTCCCTTTGCCATAACTTCAGCAGGAACAGCCTTATAAATTCCTTCAGTAGCCGCTATAACATTTGATTGAGTAATTGTTGAAATTGTTGCTACTCCTGTATAACCAGAAACGTTCGCATCTGTTGGAGAACCAGCATCGATTTGCTTAATCAAACCATCAAACTTTGTAAGATTTGCACCGCCACTTCCTGTAATATCTCCTTGCCAAATTGAAGTTTCAATTTGAGCGGCTATACGTGCGTTTTTCTTTGCAAGATATGCTTCTAAAAATTGAGCGTTTCCAAAATCGGTATAAGTGCTACCTGCTCTCAAAGCCTCTTGAGTAAATTTCGCTTCAAAGTTTTTAGGGCAAATTGTTTCACTTACTTGAATCTTACCAACTGTAATCGTTCTTTGTGTAAATGAAGTTGTGCCTGATGGAGAATAACCGCAATCATCTGTTTGAAATACAGCATCGGTATCCATTAAAGGAATTTGAACCGCTGATTTTGCTTTAGGGATAACGATACCGCCATCCATAATTAATTGCTGAGTTTTTGCACCTATAACTGCGCTCGTCAATAACGGCTCAACAAGTTGTTTTGTATAATTCGATAATGTGCCTAATGATAATGCCATTTTATTTTAATTTAAATTTTTATGAAAATAATATTGAGTAATCCTTCTTTTTTGTTTCTGTAAAATTGTTTTTAACCGCTACGTCTGGAGTGCCTGTTGGAGTTTCTGCAAGCGTTTTAGTTAGATTCATTAATCCCTCGATTAATTGAGTAGCCTTATTTAATTTGCTTTCGTATTGTGCAAACTTTGTTTCGTAATCAGCAAATTTAGATTCGTAAGATGCAAACTTTTCATTTGTTGCAGTTTCTAAACTTGAAAATTTTGCGCTCATATCCATAGGCGCATCCATTGGTGGCATAACTGCATCTTCAGGAATTTCGCTTTGCGTTGTTTCAATCTCCATTATCACTCCATTTTCGCCGACTACGATTAAAGTTCCATCACTTAATTTATGGTCTCCAGCTGGTGCAGGTACACCTGCAATTGTTACAATACCGCCTATTTCTAGCGCTGTAACTTCAATTGCAGTTCCATCTTCTAAAGTTGCACTAATCATTTTAACAGGTGTTTGCATTGGCTGTGCTACCAATTCTGCAAACTGCTCTTTTAATTTTTGTAAAATTTCTGTTGCTTTCATATTTTATTATAGATTTATTCTGTGATAATTGAGTTTAACAATTCTGAAATCTTTTTTAAGGCGTTTTCTTCGGCTGTAATTGGTTCGACATAGTCAAACAAACCCTCAACGCTAAACCCTTTGTAATCGCCTCTTTTTATACTTTGCCACACCTTTTCATTCTCTACATAAAAACTCCCAAACCAACTACCATCCGAGCAACCCTCAAACCCTTTCATTGGCATTATCCCTCTTTCGTTGTCTACTAACCAACTTTCAAACATTGTAACTCCTTTTACTTTTTCTTCTGGGTTGTGCATTAAATTAACATGGTTATTAAAGTTTTTCTTTGCCCATTTTATTGCTATGCTTTTAATTGTTTCCGCTGAAAACTTAACATAGTGTTCTCCAAACTTTTCGTTATTACGGTAAATTAATTCGTCGGCTAACATGAGCGCACCAGATATAATCCTCTTTTCTTCGCTTAAAATTGAAAATGCAAATTGTTGCGCAAACTTTTTACCTATGCCTTCGAGTTGATTAATTACATCTTCATTATTATCATAATGCTTTGTAATTCCTAAATCTTTAATCTTTTGCACTTTTGCTTTGTTGCATGAGTCTCACATCCATGCGCAGCTATGCGCAAACCTATCTGGAGGTTTATGGGCTAAACCGACTCCAATACCGCAAATTTGAATGGAAGTTTTTCGATACCAAACACTTCAGGGTTTACCACTACGATAAAGCTGGCAGACAATT